ACGCCACGACGGTACGACGTGGACGAGCTAACGGTGCTCTTGACGACAGGCAGGTAGGGCCACTCGTAAACGATGGTCCCGTTGTAGATGAACTCGCCCCCGGTGATGATGGGGTTGTCGCTGATCTTCCCGCCGGTCAGTTGTGCTTTCTGAACGTCGAAGAAGTTGCCAGCGGTCGAGGCATCTTGCCGCAGTTGCAGAATCTGATACGGGTGCAGGAAGCACACGAACAGTTCCTTGCCATCGACGCGAATCGGACGAATGCGGGGCGTCTGAGTCTTTGCGATGGCCGCAGCCTTGTCCAGATCGGACAGCTTGATGGCGTGCGTAGTCGTGGCAGACAGGGACGATTCGGCAGTGTGCCCGCCGCCGACAACGATGCGGGTAATCCCCGTCGCAGTCGAAGGCTCGGTCGCCGCAACCATGCCGGTGTAGCGCACGTCGGTCTGGTCTGCGTAGCCAGCCAGTTGGTTCGCAATGCTGGTCTCCAGCCGCTCGAACCACCAATCTTCCGCCGCGCCGCGCAGTTCCTCGCGCACCGAGAACGGCACGCGCTGCTCGGACATCTTGCCGCCCGACCGGAACGCATGGCGAAGCTGGTCGATGGTCACCGAGTCGCTGTAGGTAACGAGGGCTTCCTCGTTGCCCTCCAGCGTCGCGTCGCCCTGCACACCCGCGCCGGTCGGCAGAGCGCGAAGGCCGAACGTGACCTTATCGCCCGGCCCCTTGCTGGTTTCTTCCTTGATCTGAAACAGGCTGTTCGAGCCCTTGCCGATGAAGCGACCGTAGTAGCCCTTGCCAACTACGTCCTCATACAGCTTTCGGCTCCACAGCTTGACTGCCAGGGGATGATTTACCCAGAAGTCGGTCGTTGCCATGTGGATGTCTCCGATTGAGTTAAATGAATCGTGTTGGCGCGTGACGCTGCACCTTGCGATTCGTCCACTCACGCGGGACGCAACGAACAGATTTAGAGCCTCTGGCGGCTTGCCGGGCTGACGCGCCGGCGGGCGAACCGATTTAGAGCCTCGGGCGGCTTACCGCCACACTACCCCGCCAATCGGGCCATGTTTTCTTCCCAATTGGCGTTAAATTTGTCCCATTCCGACTTCGGCATATTTGCCACGTATTCAGCCGTCAATTGCGGCGTAACCTTGCCCGGCACCTGCGATAGCGACTTGCTCGATTTTATACCATCGGCAACCGCAGCAAGCTTTTGCTCCGCACTGATTGCGGGCGCTTCTGCCGGCTTTTGCGTCGCAGGCTTGTAGCCCTTCGCAATCGCTGCTTGATAGACCAGTTGCGCCGGGTTTACGTTCATTCGCGCGGCAGTGACGGCCAGCAACTGTTCCTCCTGCCGAAGCTGCGCGGCGATCTGCTGCGGGGCCAATCCCTGGTCCGCAAGCTCGCTCTGCCGATTCGTCAGGAAGGTGTTATAGGCTTGCGTGAAGTCCGGAGTCGTCTGTGCAAACCGCGCCGCTTGCGTCTGATACCACGTCACGAAACGCTGCTCATTTGCCGCCGCCTCCTGCTGCGCCCGCATCTGCGCCAGCGTCTGCTCTTGCTGCTGAACCTTGGTCCGCAAGTGCTCGGCCGGGTTTTCCTCAAACGCCGGAACCTGCGGCTGCTGTTGCGGTGCGATGCGCGCGTTCAGTTCCGCGATGCGCTGCTCGACCAGACGCTGCTGCGCCTGCATCTGCGCGAGTGCCTGCTTGGCCTCCTTCGCCTGCTGCCGCGCCTCGTGGAGCGCCGCCAGAGGCACCATCTTCGGTTCGGCGGGCTCTGCCGCAGGCGCAGGCTCGGCGGGCGTCTCAGGCTCGGCTACAGGCGCTTCTGCGGCAGGCTCTTGCGGTTGCGCGTCCGGCTCGGGCGACACCTCGCCACCCGATGCAAAAAACTCCTGCTCTTGCTGCGTAAGTTCGCTCATGTGTCCTCTAGGTTAGTGAACAGTACCCATGCGCTCGGAGAGCATGCGAATCTGCTCTGCCTGCGACATGGATTGCGCCATCAATTGCTGCAACACCGGCACGAGACCGGCAATCGACTGCTGCTGCTGCGCCATTGCCTCGCTCGCCGCAGTCATCTTCGCCATCGCCGCCTGCAAGTTCGCCTCATAAACCGCAACCGCCGCCTTCTCGTGGTCGGAATCGCGCTTCAGCATCGCATTCATCTGATCCACTTGCGCCTGCACGTTCGTATCGTGGATGCGCGCGGACTGGTCGGCCTTCAGGCGGGCATTCTCCTGTGCCATCGCCTGCGCTTGCGCTTGCGTCAGTTGCAGACGCTTGGCGAGTTCCTGAACCTGCGCCATCACCTCGGGCGGAAGCTGCTTGTTCTCTTTGATGTACGCCTGCCACTTCTCGACCAGTGCGGACGGTAGCGGGCTGTACTCCAAGAGATCGGGCGTAAGCGGAATCCCGGACTTCTCCAGCACCGGGGCAAGTGTGGTCATCAGCGCAAACACGCGCTCCTTGTTGTTCGGGCTGGTCGGCGCCTCGTCCACAACGATGTCGTACTCTGCCGCGCCCTCTTGCTTAATGAGCGGCACGTACTTGGCCCCATCCTTGCCAGCGATCCGGACCAATCGACCGTCGCTGATCTTGTCGCGGATAATCTCAATCAGCACGCGCGCAAGCTCTTTGCGATACAGGCGCATCGAGTCGAAGAACACGGCAAGGATGGTCATCCCCGCCTGCTTGCGCATGCTCTCCAGCACGCCGGGCTGATTGTTGCCGACGAGTCCCATTAGTTCCATGTTCACGCCAGGAACGTCGTTGATGCTGTTTACGGCGAAGTCCAACAGCTTGGCAAACCCCTCGGGCATCGGCGTCTGCGGCTTTGGCGTGACCTTGCCGCCCGATATCGCCCCAGGATTCGCCCAAGTAATCGTCTCAGACTTCGCCCACGACGATTCGGCGTCGCTCGTCTTGCTGAACGCATCCTTTTCGGCCAGCAGCCCGCCCTTAGCCGAAGTGTTCAGGATGTGCATGATCTGCGAGAGCCACTTATTAGCCCATCGCTGCGGGTCCATCATCAGCGCGACGAGGCCGAACCACGTGTTATGGTTCCGATCCCGTGCGCCGGTCGTGAAGTTGAGCGTAAAGCCGCTCTGCGTCTCCAGCGGCGTCACCTCAAGGATGGTGCCCTCGACCAAATACGCCTTGAAATAGACCCGCTTGGTCTGCGGCACCACCTGCGGCGGCACGAATCCCGGCACCATCTTTGCCATCGCGGCCCATCGTGCCTGCGCTTCCTCGTACTGCTGCGCATCCAGGCTATACACCTGTCCGTCGCCACCCGCGAACCGATAGAACGGCTGCTTTTCCCACCACTGAAAACACACAAGTTCGCGCGTCTTGGGCTGCGTCGCGCTCGGCTCGTCTTTCTGGTAGTGCGGCGGGTCGGCGTCGTGCGGTTCTTCCTCGTCATCGAGGTACGTCTCGCCGCCGCGCTCGGGTAGTTCGTACTGCGGCCACAGTTCGCGGATGTCCTGGTCCGTGCTCCGCTTGACACGCGCACACCACCGACGATCCCGCAGGTTTTTCTTGCGCGCCGCCGCGTCCCAAAACACCTCCAGCGGGTCAACGCGCTCAATCACCGGCTCGCCGTCCGGATTCGTGTCGTAGTCGATCCGCGTCTCGGTCGCGCCAATGCCGCAGATGACGTTATCACCGAACATCTCGGATTCTTCGTCCTCTGCGTCACAGTTATCGCGTATCCAGTCGGCGGCCGAGGTGAAAATCTCGTTCACCTTTGTATCGCCAACCTCGCGCGGAATGTACTGGACCGCCTGCCGGTTCTGAATCTCCAGGCCGATCACCGCGTTCACAGTGCGCGCAACCCGGTTGAACACCACCGGCACCTTGCGCTTATCCTGCATCTCCGCAATGTCGTCCTGCGACCACTGGTTGCCGGCATAGAAGTCGTACCACTCGCGCGCTTCCTTGCGCCACGTAGCGGTCGCCTTCTTGGCGTCTCGCAGAGCGTCGTTTATCCAGCGGGCGAGGTCTTCATTTTCCATTACACACTCACCCCTTCAACAACAAATCCTTCCAGTTCCGTATCGCTCGAACCGCATGCCGCCATGAACGTATCAAACGTCGAATAGCCAGTGCCGCGCTTCACCCCTCGATGCAGGAGATAGTTGGCAACGGTCGCATTGCCAGAGTCAGTGCGGTAAATGCCGAGTTTGTGAAACGGATCGTCACCACCCCGAGCGGCAGCATTGTTGTACGCATTGTTGGTCGCTGCATCCTGAAACACTTGCCTGCGATTGCGCCAGATGCGCAGCGCACCGCCGCTCGTTACGCTCCACGTGACACGGATAACGATGTCCGTCCAGCGGCCAAGGAAGTCATCCAGCGGCCAATCACACAGCACACGGCTCGTAATGTCGGCAAACGCGACCGTCTGTGCATCCACGTCAAAATTGTTTTCGATGCGGACATGCTGTCCTTCGATTGTGGCGATTAGCTGCGCCTCACCGACATAATCGGCAGGCGATGTGTCCGGTTGCTCGTGAATCTGGAACCAAAGAATCTTGTCGTCAGCGACCTGCCACGTCGCCGGCACATAGACCGAGATCCATGTCCAGTAATCCGTGCCAAACGTCGGATCGCGGTCTACGTGTCCAGATAGCTCGCAACGCTTGTCGCCGACGCTCAGGCCAAACTTACCGACCGTGCCGTAGCCCGAGCCAGTCGGATCGGTAATCGCCTCCTGCGTGATACCCGATCCGGTATTGGTGGACGAGTAGTGCGAGGCGTCGTCCCCTAGACCGCCGAGCGTCGAAAAGAATTTGTCAGTGACAGGCATTTAAGCCGCCGTGTCCCATTCCGCCACCGTCAGCGGCACAGACGGAGACCGATGCAGGCGCAACACGATGTCATCGATGTTCGCGGGCAATGCTGCCCCGGCTCGATAGTATGCGTGGATGTTCTTCCAGTTCGCCGCCACTTCGGTGCCATTGGCAGAGCCGCCGATCCCGATGTCACCAAGCGTGCCGCCATCCATCGTGGCAGGATCGAGCGCGACAGATGCCGGCGTCGCGTAGTTCGCCGCGCGAGCACCATCTACGTACAGTCGCACGGTGCGAGCCGTCTTGTCCCAGGCGGCAGCAAACGACGCCAGCACAGCACTGCCCCACGGGGTTTCGGTCGTGGCGCCCTCGAATTCCGATGCGCCGGTCCCGTAGCTGGCCCACTGAATCTGTCCCGTCGTGCTCACGCGCAACGTGAATCCAGTATTCGTCGTGTTCACGCCGTTACCGAAGAACGCCTGGTCGGACGCTTCTTTCGTCACGATGCCCTGGCCGAAGATCAAAATCGAGTCCGTAGCAAATCGCGCCGGCCATTTGGCAATCGGAATCTTGGCGAACTGGCCGCTCGTGTTGGCGCTCGTGAAATAGCCAGCAGTGCCCCACGGAGTCGTGGAGGACCAGAGCGTGTTACTGTGCGCGCCCTTGCCGCTACGGTCCGTCAGCACCGTATCGCCGCTCGCCTGCGAACCGGGGAAAAAGAACATGATCCCCGCAGCGATTGTGTTATCCCACCCCTTATCCGTTCCGATGACAACGCTGTTCGCCATTACGCCACCCCCGCGATCACGCGAAGAATCGTTTTCTCTGCGCCGACCGCTTGCGCAGTAATCACGTCCAACACCGTGCAGAGGTTGTCGTCGGAGAAGGAGAACGTCAGGTCGTCACCTTGGAACACCGGCACATGCGCGCCGGTCGTCGCCAGCTTGCCGTCAGCATCGGCAGTGCTGGCCGCGTTGAAGCACGCCTTTGCGTATTGATTGGCAACGGCAGTCGCGCCGGGCAGCAGCTTGTAACTCAGTTGCACCCACTTGGCTCCGCTTGGGAAGGTGACGCGCTGCCGAGTCGTCGTCAGGTCAGCGATGTGCGTCATTGTCAGTGTCGCTGGCGATTCTCCTGGCGACGTGGCAGACAGATTGCCGTAATCATCCACTTTTGCCCACGCGGGGCGCTTTGTGTCATGTGCCATCAGTTCACCTCACGAAGCCCAGGCGCTTCCGCCAATAGACCGCCGCCCGTACCTGCTCGGCTTTTCCACTTCGACCATCGGAAACGTCGCGTTCAAATCGCCATCCGTGATGCGCGCAAGACAGTCGAGCCCGTCATCGTGCGCGCCCACGGGGAAACGGTCGTATTCCTCGACCAGCAATTGCTCGATCAAGTCCACCGTGCGCCCGTCAGAGAGCGTCCGATGCATCGTCGGAGGCATGTAGACCTTGCCCTGCTCAAAGAGCGGCACAAGGCGCCGAATGCGGTCCTCTTTCTTGAGCGTGCCTCCGAGCGGCAGGATGTCGAACCTGTAGTTCTCGTTCGCCTGCACGATCTTGATTGCCTCGATGTCGCTGTCCTTGCCGTACTTCTCGTAAGCCACGCGCATCGGACGCCATTTGCGGTGCAGGCGCATCAGTTCGCGTGCGCGCTCAGTGAGGTTCAACCGGTCATAGATGAAGTCGAGCAGGTAGTAATTCCCGTCGCTGTTCAGGCCCACGACCCATATCGCCGTGCGGTCGCTCGTTTTCTTCTTCTCGCCTGCCGGGTCGCAGAGGATGTAGACGTTCATCCCGTCGCCGGTCAGTGCGTTGTGATACCAGCGCAGCCAGTCGCGGCGGAACTCTGCGCGGCCATCCGGAACCGGCGACTGCTGGTAGAGCGCCGACCAGTCACGAGGCCCGATCACGCTACGGATGCGCTCAAGCTCGGGCACCGGATACCAGTCCGGCCAAAGCGCCTCGCCCTCGTCGTTGATAGCCTTGAGTTCAAGCACGTCCCACTTGTCGCCGCCCGTGCGCGCCTGTGCCGTGAGCAGCCGCCCGGCAAGATCATCCTCGTGCCATCGGGTCTGAATCAGCACGATTGCGCCCCCAGGCATAAGGCGGGTGTATGCGGTGCTGGTGTACCAGTCCCACACGCGGCTTCGCGTCGTGCTGCTGTCGGCTTCCTCGCGGTCTTTGAGCGGGTCATCGATGAGCAGAACGTGGGCGCCCCTGCCCGTAATTGCAGTACCAACTCCAGCGGCAACGTAGGAACCGCCTGCGCTAGTGTGCCAACGGTTTGCCGCCTGACTATCCGCAGCAAGCGTTGTATCGAATAGCGCCCGGTATTCACGGCTCCCGACGATGTTGCGCACCTCGCGGCCAAAGTCCGAAGCAAGCTCGGAGTTGTAAGAAGCCGCGATGATCTGGTGCCGTGGGTACGCCCCGAGATACCACGCGGGGAAGCGCCTGCTAGCGAGTTCAGACTTGCCGTGCCTCGGCGGCATGAACACCATGAGCCGCTTGCAATCGCCGCGCGCGACCGCTTCGAGCGCATCGCAGATACGCTCATGATGCGGAGCCGGCCTGTAGTCGGCATGGGTGTACCTAGTGAAGTCCAGCAGGTTCCGCCGCGCCAACCTCCGCGCTAGCAGTTCCGCCGCTGCGGTTTCGGGCGATATGCCCGGCAAGGCTCGCGTCGTCCAGATCAACGACGGATCGATTGGTAACGTCGATGTCGATGGCTTGCTTAGGTTTGCCGTCAAGCGTGTCCCTCAGGCACTCAACCGCCCACCGCTCGCCAGAGGCAGCAAGGTCCAGCAATCGCTCTGCTGCCGCGCGAAGTCGCACGCCGTCATCCTGCGTGAGAGCACGCAGGACGGTACGCTCGAACAATCGCCGCTTGCCGGCGTTGTCGTTTTTTGCAGGCGCACCACCCGGCACATTCAACTCCTAACCCATTGACGAGCAATGCGCCAAATTTACGTGTTTCGACACCCCCCCACTTGCAATTGTGTCTGCGTTCCCCGTGAAACCACAGACTGCCGTATTTCCCGAGCATGCAGCGCGAGGAGTTTCCGCCCGGTGTCGTAATCGACCTTTCGCGTAAATCCACGGGCCACCCGCGAGACCCAGTATTCCTCCTGGTCAATCTCCGCCGCGATGTCGATCAATCGCCAGCCCAGGCTGCGCAGGTCGGCGATGATTGTGGGCCAGTTGGTCATTCTTCAACCTTGCTCGGTGGGGCTGCGTCGAACGAATCGCAACGGGCGCGACGTTTCACCGAAAACTTGTGAAGTAAACAGATTGGCTTTCCGCCTTGACTTTGTTCTTCCTGCCCTTGCGCATTTGATGGATACACAAAAAACCGACGAGGTGGTTCGTAGTGCAAACACTGCTCGCAACATTGCGGGCGCGGGTCATAGCCTACTGTGAATCGTAGATTCACTCCCCCATCCTCCGCTTCCACGACTGCGCCGACATCGGCTCGACCGTCTCCGTAGCCGGCTGCGGCCCGAGGCCGAGGCGGTGGTCTAGCCCGCAGGGCGTCAGTAGCAATCCGCCGAGTTGCGGTTTCCGGCCATCTGGCGGCAGCACAGAGCGCAGTTGCTCGATATGGTCGGGCGTGGGCGTGTAGCTCAGTTTCTTCCCTCCGCGCAGTCGTTCGATTTCGTCGCACAGTTGAGTAAGCAACAGCGCATCTGACAGCCGCGCACCGAGTATCATTTCGGCGCGTTCTATTGCGGACGACCCTCCGCGCAGTCGTTCTAGCCGCTCTCGAACCAGCCACCCATCCTTAAGCGGCGTCCCTTTCTGCCGCAGGTACTCAATGCCTTCCTCGACCGTTGCAATGGCCGGCCCGGCTCCGCGCAGTCGTTCGATTTCAGCCCGAAGTAACGCAGCCTCGTAAATCGTTGCCCTGTGTTCTTCGCGTTCCTCCGCAAGCTGCGCGCGGAGTGTGTCGCGCTCCGTCTCCGCATCGCGTACCTGCGCACACAGATCGGCCACCGCGCAGTCCTGTATTTGCCTGTCGCGAGATCGAAGCTCCATCGCCTCGACCTCGGCGACGGTCATCATCACCAGCCCGGCGTCCGCAAGGTCCGTCTCGACCGAACAGGCGCTTACCTTCCACTTGCCGGCATAGATCGACATCGCCCCATCGCTCACATGCCGCCGGCCTTGCTGCGCCATCTCCATCGCCTGCACCCTCCCATCCACGTCGCGCTGCTCTGAGTCCATATCACCTCCGCGATATCGATAAGAAAAAACAATCACCGGATTGCTTGACACCTTCCCGGCAAGCATCTACACTGGCATCACGCTGTACGAACGAATTCACCGAATGGAGATGACGATGCAAGTAGCCGTTTATGCAAAAAGCAAACATTTTTCAAACAACGGGAAATGGCACGTTATTGAAAAATCTCATGGAGTGTTTGTATCCCTTTGCACTGGAAAGCCAATTAGCAATTACGGAATACATATTTCCCCCAACCGCCCTCGTCACATTTGCAAACGCTGCGCGAAATCTTCGCGGTGGGATACAGAAAACAGCGCAATTAAACTCAACCTGCACGTCCCCGCCTAACCCCCTCGCCCCGGCCCGCCGGGGCAACATCGCCACCACCGAAAAGGAATTGCCATGTACATCCTCACCATGATCCGCAAGAACCTGCCGGGCAAAGCCGACTACATCATGACCGCCGAGCATGCCAACGGGCGCCCGATGACGTTCCCCACCGAACAAGCCGCGATGGAGCACTACTCCATCACCTTTGCCGGGTCGAGCACGTTCCCGGTGTACGCGCCCAAAGCCATCCACGTTCCGGCCTAACCCATGACCCCCACCGACTTCACCCTCGCCCTGTCCGCCACCCGCATGATCCCGGACGGGGCGACGGCCCAAGCCTGCCGTCTCGTGCTGGTGGACGGTCTGACCGCCTACGCTGCCTCGCAGCAGGTCGGCGTCGGGCAAGCTGCCATCAGCCGGGCGCTTGCCAAGCTGCGTGCCGTGCGCTGCTGTCCGACGTGTGGGCAGGCTGTGCGGGGCTAGGAGCGTTCGCGCAGTCATCTGGCTAGGTCGGCTTATCCGCATGGCTTTCGCGCGCTCCTGCGCCGTCTCCGTGGCTCGCAGGGGCATGTTCACGCGCCATTGCCGCCCGGATATCGGTTTCGTGCCGTTCCCACATCCGTTCGACGTGGTGCGTTGCCTGATCCTCAGGCACGCCCGACTCGACCATGATCGCAATCCGCTCCTCGATCCACTCCTGGCGACTGAGTTCGGCGTCGGTCATTTCATCGCCCCCGCCGATTCCCGCCCGATATCGGCAATACGTTTCGCACGGGCATAACGCAGCGCCTCGTCGGCCGGTGCCACCCCGCCAAACTTCGCCGCAGCCCGGTCGCAGACTTGCACCCAATCCTCGCGCATGGCGTAGATGCTGCCGTCAACGGTAACGGTGCCGTGCGGGAACACGTCGCGGATGTCCTGCGCCTGCGCCGTCATGCGGTCAATCAAGCATGGCGCACCACCTGATAACAATTCCCATTCCCACGTTCCCGTCCGAATTTCGAGGCTCCCGTCCGAATGTCTTAAAGACATTTCGGACGATTCGGACGCCTGTTTCGGACGATTCGGACGATTTCGGACGGTTTCGGACGGGGTTTTCGGACGATTTCGGACGGTAAAATTTACCGATTCGGACGATTTCGGACGCTCATCCACACTAAAGGCATGGTTATTCATCGGTGATAACCTCGATTCCGCCCATCGCGCTCGACTTCAAATAACAGTTTTTGATTAGCCCTTCGATGGCCTCGTGCGCCCGATTTCTAGGCATGTCGGTGCCCTGACGGACCGCCCTAAGCGCCTCGTCTTGCGTCAACGCACGCTTGCCAGAATTCGCCAAAGCCGTGCGAATTGCGGCCAGCGCGGATGCCTGATTCTTGGTGCTTGGCCCAGGCCGTTGCCTTGCCGGCAGGTTGTCCGTCGCAACCACGCACGACGTAATGCGCTCCCATTCTTCCGCCTCGTCGTCGTAGTCCGACACCGCACCGAGATCAATCGATTGCAGCCGGAACGTGAGCAAGGTTTCTTGGTCGGGGCCGTCGCGCACCTTTTCCGCAATCACCTCACGCACGTCGCCTTCACGCTTCACGCTGATTTCCACATCGCACGCGCCCTTCAAGCTGCTGTGCCCGCGCGATCCCTTGGCGTCATCCTTGCCGCTGTGGTGGACGAATCCGAACAGGCACTCGAACGCGCTGGCTACCTTGCCGGCGCTGCCAATCACCGCGCCCATGTCCTCGCTGGCGTTCTCATTCCCGCCCGGCATGGTGCGCGCCAGGGTGTCTACAACGATCATTCGTACGCGCCGCTCGCCCACCTTGGCGCGGATGCTTTCAATGAGATCCGCAACATCTGCTCGCGCGTCCATCAGGTTCACCGCCGATTCCAGCGTGATGAAGTCCGGAATGTCGTCCTCGGATAGATTGTTGTGCTTGAGGTAGGCAGCGACTCGGGCGCGCAATGCGCCCTCGCCCGCGATGTAGACGCACACGCCCTGCTTCGTGCGCCGGCCATGCCATTTGATGCCACGAGCGATAGCCATCGCCATGTCGAGCATGAGGAAGGTTTTCCCGCTGCCCGGCCCGCCGTAGATCACGGCAAGCCCGGTCGCCGGCATGACCTCGCGTACGGTCCATGTCGGATAGGCGCGCGCCATAAGCTCCGGGATTGAGTGCAGCACGAACCGAGAAGGTTTCGGTTCTATCGGTTGCTCTACGTTCAGCGCGTATGCCACAAGACGACGAACGGTTGCATCGTCAAACTTGCCCCCGAGGTTCTGCGCGTTGTGAAATTCCGCAATGTCGCCCACATGGTCATCGTCTCGAAACTGACGTGCGACCTCGACCAATTCCATTGCCGCCGGATGGTCAGCAGCAGGAATATCCGGCAGCGGGTTGCCGCCGAGTGTCACTAGACGAACGTGTGGGACGGATGCGTTCACGGTTTAGGCGGATGCCTTTCTAGCGCGCTTTATGTTCATGTATCGTTCATACGCCGCGCTTTTCGGCTGCACACCACCTA